TCGATCTCCTTCGTGGCCGTCCGGCTGCGCCGCTCGAGGACGGCGATCGCGTCGTTCGCGTCGCGCTGCCGCCCGGTGTCGACGGCCTTGAACTTTTCAAGGGCCGCCGCGTGGGCGGGGTCGTCGGCAAGCGACCCCTTCTTCACGCTCATGAGTTCGACCACTCGATCTCGTCGAAGTCGTGGATCGCGACGCTCAGCGGGTTCTCCAGAACCTCGCCGCCGGTCGACCAGGAGATGGCGCCGGTCTTGAACCAGCAGTCGGGGATCGATGCCTTCAGGGTGTGCGCGCCCTTCGTCAGTTCGATGTCGAGGTCGAAGATCTCGGGGTCGCCGACCGACCACGTCGTGCCGCCGGCCACGCCGTCGATCTTGATCTTGCCCGTGCCGCCCGCGAGGACGCCGTTGTTGTACCAGCCGGTCGTCTTCTTGAAGTGCTTCGTCGAGTAGACCTTCGAGCCGACGAGCATCCCGAGCGGGAACGCGATGATCTCCTCGATCACATTCGCGTCCGCGTCCTCGCCGACCATCGTGATGGTTCCGGCGGTGGTGACGGCGGCAACGCTGAGCTCGAACGAGAGGATCGAGGGGGTGGTCATCGTCTTTGCCGCCGCCGTCCAGGCGTTCGCCGCGCCGAAGACCGTTGCGGCGAGGACCGCGTCGGCCGTTCCGCCGATCGTCGCGTCGGTCAGGGAGTAGACGATCGTTGTCGGGATGTCGTCGCGGACGAGCGCCTTCTTCAGCGTGAGGTTGTACGAGAACGACCCGGGGAGTTCGATCGGGCTGCGCTTGCTGGCGCGCTCATACGTCACGCTCCTGCGCTCCCACGAGAAATCACACTGCACGTCGGCGAGCGGAACGCCGCCGATCGAGAGCACGCCGTTAACGTCGGTGTACTCGCCAAAGTCTGCAACAGTTGTCATTGTCAATCAGTCCTGAAGTGAATAGGAGAACGCATACCGGAGCGCGACATGCTGCCGGCCCGTGTCCTCCTCGAATTGTTCGGATCGCGACACCCTCGACCAGCCGCGCGTATTCGCGACGGGCGAGGCGAAGAGGGCCGAGTCGACGAGGTCGGCGAGGGTGTCGACCTGGAGGGCCGTGCCGTCGTCGAAGACGTCGACCTGGAGGATCTGCCGGCTGTCCCGGTGCTTCGCCGACAGGTAGCCGGGGCGGGTCGCGGACGTCTCCGTGTTCGTCAGGAGGTACACGCCCGGCACCTGTGCGACGGCCTCCCGGTTGCGCGGGTAGACGAACGAGCCGCCGAGGGCCGTGGTGAGCGCCGTGTTGGCCTTGAGCGCCGTGATGACGGCGCCGGTTATGGCGACGGTCATACGGCCTCCAGCCCTTCGGAGAGGTGCGCCGCGAGGATCTTCTGCGTCGCGTCCCGTTCGGACACGATGGCGTCCAGAATGAACGGCCGGCCGGACATCTTCGAGCTGCCCTCGTGCACGGCCTCGGCGTACTCCGTCGGGGAGCAGACGAAGCCCTGCACCTGCGTGCCGTGGACCTCTACCTGGTGGTAGATCTCGGCCCGCAGAAGCCCGGTGTCGAACGGGGCTTTGGAATACGGCGACGAGCCCGGGGAGCAGTTGAGTTTGGCTTTGGCTTCGATGTTCAGCGCCGCGAGGTCCATGCCCTTTTCGACGGACGGGACGATCCGCTTCGCCGCTTTGTCGAGCCGGGCCTTCAACTGCTCCGGCGTCACCCGGGCCATCAGATGATCCCCCCGGCGAGAACGGACATGTCGAGCCCGCGGCCCGCGAGCACGAGCACGAGCACCAGGACGAGCACTTTCAACAGAAGCCCCTGATTCGACGCCATCGTGCCGAGGAGCGTCTTCATGTCGGAGACGTCCTTTTTCACCGCGGCCATGTCCCGCTCGAGCGAGTCGAACCGCTGCCCGACGTTCTCGTGCCGAAGCCGGCACTCGGCCCGCGTCACGGGGCAGGCGTCGTCGGTGTCGTGCGGGCTCATGCCGGCACCTCGCGCAGGGCTACCTCGTAGTGGTGGACACTGCCGGGGCCGTTCGTCCGCACGCGGATCGCGTCAACGGCGTACGTGCCCGAATACCCGCTCTGCGTGGTCACAACCCGGTACTCGCCGCCGGCCGTCGGGAAGGTCGACGCGCCGATCTCCAGCACGGGGATCGACGAGTAGATGCCCTTTGTGATGTCGCCGGCGTACTCGTCCGACCAGCAGTCGGTGTCATCCGTTGCCGGGGCCACGCCGATCCCGAGGGTCGTGTCCGCGCCGCTGTTGACACCGAACGAGCACCGGAACCCGCCATCGACGGGCGTGCACTGCGGGTCCGTGGCGTCGGCCGAATGAGTGCCGACCGTGCCTGCTGTGAGGTCGAAGTACGCCCATGCGGTGACGGTCGCCCCGAGCGCGTGGAGACACGCATAGGTCCGCTCCTGTGCCGCGAGCAGGGCCGAGATGGTGTAGTCCGTCCCGGCCGTGACCGTGATCTCCCGGTCCACGAAATGCGGGGCCGTCGCAGTGGTCTCGAGCACGAGACCGCCGCCGGCCGTCGCCTCGTAGGTTGGCCAGAGCGAGAGTGCGAGGTCGCCGCCGAGCAGCGCGACGACGGACGGTGGGAGCATGAGCATGAGCGCGTCCGTCGTCGTCGTGCCGGAGACGTCCCGGCCGTACGACTCGCCCGGAGACGAGTAGTAGAACCGGCACGCGATCGGGGCCGTGGCCGTGTACCATTCGGGCGCCGTCTCGCCGTACGCGTCGGCCGTGCCGGCGGTGGCCGTCTGGATCGTGCAGACGTGCGGCAGTCTCATCGGCCGTTCACCTGCACGATGTGGTACTTCGAGACGGACGCCGACGCGGCGGCGGCAGCGGAGACGTAGCGGTCGAGGATGGCGAACGCGGCGGTGCGGTGCCGCTTGATGGCCGATTCGATCTGGACCGTCTGCGAGTAGTCGCCCTCGGTCGACTGGTCGGGCTGCGTGCCGTCGAGCCGCATGCGGTCGAGGATGCCGGCCTTCGCCAGTTCGAGGGACGCCGACTTGCAGGCCGACGCATCTGCCCCGACGCCGTACGGCGCGAGGTAGGTATCGATCTCCCGGTCGCCCTGTTCGATCACGGCCGTGAGGATCGTGGTCGAGAGGGTCGAGCCGGTGAGGTTGACGAGCTCGGCCGTCGTGCAGTAGGTCACGCGCCGACCTCCGGCCGGTAATTCGGGTCGCGGATGTCGTACTCAGTCGGCACGCCCGTCGGGTCCACCGGCGTCGTCTCGGAGAGGAAGTACTCGGACGGGACAAGCCCGGCCGGCACTTCGAGCCACGCGAGTTCCGCGGCGGTGTACGTCTCGGGGTGCTCGGCGGCGTCCGCTCTGTCAGCGGCCCATGTGCGGGAGAGGTATTTCCCCCCGCTCATCCTGGTGCCGAGGACCATGCGGGCCCCTCAGTACACGATGCGCGCGCCCGCGTTGGCCTGGAGGGTGCCGACGGCCCAGCGGGCCGAGACCGTCCCGCCCTGGATCTGGCGGATGATGTCCTCGTACCGCTTGACGGTGATCCCCTGCCGCTCGCCGATCACGGTCGAGTTGTTCGAGTCGAAGACGACCATGCCGATGTTCCCGTCGGCCGCATAGCCCCACGTCTTCGTGGACGCGGCCTCGACGGAGGTCACGAACGGAGCGAGCCCGAGCAGGTTCGGCAGCTTGCCGTTCTGCGCCGCCTCCGCGCCGACGTATCCCGTCGGGATGTAGTCGGCCATGATCAGCGCCTCGGCGTCGGGGCACATGACGATCCGGTCGGCGAGGAAGTGATCTGACTTGACCTTCTTTACGGCCGTGGCGATCGCCTTGATGCCGGCGTTCGTAGCGGAGGTGTCGTGCTCGTTGTTGGCCGTGCCGTCGATGAGCGCGCCGAGCGCGATCTTGTTCAGGGTGTTCTCGAGCTTGGCGCCGGCCTTCTGGATCTCCATCTCGATGACGGGGTACAGGCTGTCCGCAACCATCTCGTCCGTGACCATCGGCCGGACGCCGTACTTCTTGGCGGTCAGCGTGACGGACGTGTAGTCCTGGTCGCTGATCGGGATCTCGGCGCCCTCGGCGACTTCCGGGGCGTACGATCCGACATCGCCGACCGGGATCGTGAGCGTGTTCGCCTTCATCGGCAGCACGCGGCACGCCTGGCGCATGCACTTCCACGGCTCGGCCCCTTCGAGGACGGTCGCGTGCATCTCGGTCTGGATCAGGGTCGTGGACTCGATCGCGGTCGTGAGGAGCAGTTCGCGGACGGGCTCGATCTTGCCGTCGTGGACGGTGCCGAGGGAGCGCGGGATCGATGCGACGGCGTGCTCGAGCGCCCGGCCGTTGGGCTCTTCGAGCCCGATCTTCAGGTAGGTTTTGAGAAGCTGTGTCATGGGGTCACCTTAGGATGCGTTGGGCCGCGTGATCGTCTGCGGCTGGATCACCATCAGGCCGGTCGCGGCCTTCCCGATGTCACCGACGGCGTACCCGATCACGGTGTCATACAGGGCCGCGAGGCCGGCGGACTCCGCCGCGATCGACTGTGCCGAGACGGTGCCGCCGACGGTGTTGGCGTTCGTCGTGAGCCACTCGCCCGCGTCGATGTCGGTGCCGTCGTCGGCGTTCGCGACGGTGACGATGCAGCCGGTCATGGCGACGGGCACCTGTGCGCCGCTGGCGACGGACATGATGGCCACGCCGACGGGGCGCTCGCCCGCCGCGGCGACGGCCTTGTTGACCGTCAGGGTCACGCCAGTGGCATTGATGGCGACGACCTGCCCGGCGGTGATGGCCCCGGACGCCGTGAACGACTGGATGTTGTCGCCGGAATACAGGACGTTGTGAATTGCGGGGAATGCTGCGATGTCGGTCATGGTCTAGAGCTCCGAATAGATCTCAGTCTTCGTGATCACGAGCCCGGCCGGAACCGAGAGCTCGCGCGCCGGCTCGGCGGGGGCGCCGGCCTTCGGCATCGGCGTCTGCTCGATCTTCAGGATACGGGCCTTCACGTCCGCCAGCTCGCGCATCTCGTCGCGGAGCGTGCCGACTTCGCCCGAGATCTTGGTGTTCGTCTCCTGTGCCTCGCCGAGCTGCCGGACCAGGTCCGCGTGCTCCGCTTCGAGTTCGGCGATTTTCGCCTCAAGTTCTGCTGTCATGGTGTCCTCTACAGGGTCAGTGGTCGCACATGCCGCGGGCGATTCGCCCGGCTCCTCTCCGGCTTCGTTGTGGCGCAGGGTGCACGTCGAACAGGCGCCGCGGTTCACGACCGCACCGCCCAGGAACGTGATCGACTGCATCTCGTACAGCTTCCGCTCGGCGTTCCACCGCTCGGTGCCGGTCAGTTCGGCGCTGAAGTAGTCCGCCTCGCCGGCCTCGATCATGGCGATGGCGCCGGGCGAGTCCGTGCCGGGGAGCCCGTGCAGGACGAGGTCGCCGACGACGGCGTCATCCTCGAAGCGCGGGCTCTCGATCCGGCCGACCTTCTGGTTGATGGTCCGGGGCTGTCCGCCCGCGTGCCGCGACCAGAGGGACGAGTCGGCCCAGTTCCCGGCGTACTCGCGGAGGGCGCCGGGGCCGTACGAGCACGGGGTCTTGGCCGCGCTGTCGGTCCACGTCCCGGCCGCCAGCAGCTTCACGGAACGAACGATCAGGGCGTCGCCGGAGCGTTCGAGATTGGAAGAACGAGGAAGTTCGAAGAGAAGCTCGCGGGAGAACGACCTCGGTCCGGTCGGTTCAACCTTGGGCATGGTACTGTATGCGCGGAAGGATAATAATTGAGTTTGGTTAACTCAGAGGGAAAGGTGAAAACTGTATTTAAGCAATCTGTTTAACTTGGGCCTTCTTCTCGGCCGCGCGCTTGAGGGTGCGGATATACGTCTGGACGGTCGACGTCTTCCGGTACCCGCCGTTGTACTTGCTGTAATAGAGGACGAGGTGCCGGGCGATGACGGTCGGGAACTTCTCATCCATATTCGCTTCGATGAATGCCTTTTCCTCCGGGTGAAGGTCGAAACGGTGTCGCTCTTCCTTCTCGCTGGGCGAGAGCGGTTTGCCGGACGCCATCAGTCGCCCACCCGGTACAGGCGGAGCCCGATGCCAAACTTTCGATAGTGGGGGGCTCCCCCCGAGTAGCCGCGGAACCGCCTGCCGACGGCCGGCACAAACGCTGTTGTGACCCATCCGCCCCGCTGCCGATCGTGCAGGCGACGGCGGAACGACTGTCGCGCCGAGAACATCGGGATCATGTCGGCACCTCGATGACGGGGATCACCGTGCATCGGCAGTTGGATGTTATCACGTTATTGTAGATGCACAAGGTTGATGGTGTTTGGAGGTCATAGATATAACCATGAAACGGACGCCTATCGATGCGGACGACCTTCGTCGTCTGTATGACGAGCGGTTGACGATCAAGGAGATCGCGGATCGTCTCGGGTCGAGCCCTAGCGTCATCTACCGGAGGCTCGGTGAACTTGGCCTCTCCGGGGAGCGCCGCCACTGGATCGATACCGAGGAGGTCATCGCCCTCTACAATTCCGGTATGTCCGTCAAGGCACTCGCCGCCCGGTTCGGTGTTGCCCGGAGCGTTATCGACCGCCGGCTCCGGGGCTCCGGTATCACCCCGCGCGGGCGTTCCGCGTCCATGTTCCTGCGAATGTCCCAGGCGTCGGAGGAAGAGCGGGGCCGACTCTCTGCCGCCGCTCATGCCGCCGTCCGCGGCAAGCGCCAGACGTTCGAGCACCGCTGCAAGATCGCCCGGAGCCGCGAGGCTTCTCCCTCGTGTGTCTCCAGGATTGAGCGTGTGTGCCTCGGGGTGCTTGAGGATCACGGGTTCGCTTGCACCCCGCAGAAGGCAGTCGGGCCGTATAACATCGATGTGGCCATCGGCGTTCCGCCCATCGCCGTGGAGATATTCGGGGGCCACTGGCACGCGAGCGGCAGTCATGCCGGGCGCTTCCGCAAGCGTACCGATTATATCCTCGACGCGGGCTGGATACCTGTCTACGTGTGGGTTACTCGGGACTACCCGTTCGAGGTGGGGGCAGTAGAGTACATCGTCGCCCTCGCGGAGCAGATGCGCCGCGGCGAACCCGTGCGGCGTCAGGAGCATATGGTTCGGGGTGACGGCGAGATAACCACCATTGGCGAGCGTAATCTTAACGGCCTCCCCGTCATACCGGGCCCGCAGCCCCGCGACAATGCCACCGGGCGTTTCCGCCCACGTTCCGGGTAAGACGCAGTTCGGGTGAACGGGCAGGGCCGGCTCCGATCCGATCTCGTACTCCTGACCGTGCAGGGGTCTGCAATCATCACAGGTGCGCTCGTCGAGCCCAACGAGAACCTTCACGCGCCGCACGCCGGCCTGCGAGTACCGGATCAGCGTGCCCTGGTTCACGGCGTACATCGTTTCGGTTCTCGCGATGGTCACGGCCCGCACCCGCCCGATGGCCTGCACGGCGTTCTGTACCCGCTTGGCGAGGTGGGGGATCGACTCGCCCTGCATGAGCCCCTCGGTCAGCCCCTCGATGATGCCGGCGTTCAGGTCCGCGCCGAGCTTCGTCATGAGGGACGTGTTCCGGGCCTTCAGCACGTCGAGCGCCCGCCAGTCGATCGGGCCCGGCGTCAGCTTCGCGCCGGTGGTGAGCGCCGCGAGGTTGGTGTCGGCCCACGTCACGCCCTGCCGGTATGCGGTCTTGACGATCTCCCCCTGCTTCTCGTGCGACGGCTTGATGACGACCTCCTCGATCGTCCTGTCCAGCCACGCCCGCAGCCACGCGAGGTCGATGCCGACGGTTGGCGCGGCCAGTTCGCGGGCGTGCGACTCGAACGCGGCGACGGCCTTCCGCTCGAAGGTGTCGAACAGCGGGAGCAAGAGCCGTTCGTATCGGTCCTCGATCTTCTTGCTCATGGTCGGGTCGGTGCGGGGCCGGAATGATGCCGCGAGGCAGCGGACGCACACGGATTAATCAGCCCCCGTCGGGTCGATCCCGAACTGCTGCTGCACCCACTCCTGCGGCAGCACCGCGAACGGGTCCATCGGCGTCGCCTGCATGATCTTCGCGATCCATTCGGCCTTCTGTGCCAGGTCCTCCGGCGACGGGTCCTCGAAGACGATCCAGCAGGCGCCCGGCCGGTTGGTGATCCGGTCGAACAGTTGCCGGGAAAGGGTCGTCGCGATCACGCGCTGGAGGGCCGCGATCCGGTCGTACCATGCGCGGAACCGGACGTTCGCGGTCGCCTCCGTCGACCCCGTCGCATCAAGCCCGATCTGTTCGGGCGGCACGCCGAGCGCGGCGCAGAGCCGGGACGAAAAGACGTTGTCGAGTTCGGACGAGTTGTTGATCCCCGTCGCGTCGATCGTGTTGATCGCGATGTCCGGCCCGGTGATGAACTCGTTTTTGGACGAGAGGTTCTCGAACTCTTTCCGCAGCCCCTTGAGATCCGCCTCCGCCACCTGTTCGCCGGGCTGGCCGACGGAGACATGGTACTTCGGGAACCCGTGCCGCTGCACCGCCGCCGCCAGCCCTTCGTTCGTCTTGGCGTCCCTGAGGATCTCGTCGATGCAGACGGACACGAGGGAGCGGCCGTAGGGCGAGTTCGGCACCGGGTCGAGGTTGAGGTCGATCATCTCTTCCGGCAGCAGCAGGGGGCCGTGAGAGTCGTCCCAACTGTCCTCCTGCACGAACCGATACCCGACGACGTTGCCCCAGGCGTCCTGCTCGATGCGGAACCGGGCCGGGTCCCTGAGCTGGACGGTCAGCCCGCCGCCGCGCAGCGGGACGATCTCGGCGAGCCCGTTGCCCTGCACGTAGGCATAGTCGACGAGCATCGACACCAGCGTCTCGAAGTCGAGCGCGTCGATGGCCTCCTGCACCTGCTTGACCGCGCCCTCCTCGCCGTCGAGCCGCCAGCCGTTCGAGAGGACAGTTCTCCCCGGCGCTTTGATGGCGGCCGTGACGAGCCCGCCGGACTCGTAGATCGCCGCGTTCCGGGCCATCGTCGCTGTGTCGCGCGTCGACTTTCGGAAGTAGTCCGGCCGGGTGCCGCTCGATGCCGCCGCCTTGGGCTGTGGTTTGGGGCCCGCGACGAGTTGCCTCAATCTCTGAACAAATGTCACCATGATCGAACTCCTGAGACGACGCCGAACCGGCCCGGGGCGGGGCCGCTCGGCGTGCCGAAAACGAGCATCAGCGCGTCGGCCCGGTCGGGGCTCCCGACGCCGCGCTTCTTCATGTCCTCTTTCGATTCGATGAGGACCTGCCCCCGCGAGTTCACCTTGTATCGCATGTCGGCGAGCTGCTCGATCAGCGTCTCGTCGTTCTCGATGTCGATGTCGCCGACCTCGAACCGCTCGCGCAGTCCCCACCACCACTCGGCGCGGGCGTTCGCGAACCGCTCGGGATCCTTCGCGGCCTGTCCGCTCTGCATCTCGCGGGCCGGCTGCTTGAGCTCCTTGAGCCGGTCGTACACGCCCGCGCCGACGCCGACCGCATCGACCTTTGCGGCGAGTGCTTTGACGGCCGCGATAGCCTGCACGACGTGGCCGGTCGTCTCCATCGTGTCGCTCATCGGGATCACCTTGAGCGTCCGGGCGGCGGGGCCGGCGCGGTGCATGATCACCGTCTCGTCGGAGCCGAACCGGGCGACATCGACGCCGAGCTCGGACGGGGCCGATGGCACGAGCGTTCGGGCGACCGCGGCCTCGATCCAGTGGAGCGGGATCAGGGTGTCGTTCCCGGCCGCGGGGAAGCGGGCATCGACCTTCGCGCCGTACATCGCCGAGTCCGGGCCCCACCGCTTGTAGCGGTCGGCGACCCACCGCGGGGTGACGAGGTAGGGGTTCGGGAGCGGGCCCGTGATCTTCTGCTCCCACGCGCCGGCGGCGATGTCCGCTTCGGTGATGCCGAACGTCGTGAAGTTCGGCGTATCGAAGGCGCTGATCGAGACTTTCGCGATCCCGGGCGTCTTGAACGCCTTTGCGAACCGGCCGCTCGGGTTGGTCGGGTTGCCGATCATCAGGAGCCGGCTCTCGTCGGCCGTCAGCACGCCGTCGATGGCGTCGTAAATATCTTCGGTTACGCCCGACGCCTCGTCGACGATGACGAGCGTGTGGATGGCGTGGAAGCCCTGGAAGCGGTCGGGGTCGTACCCGGGCGCCGTGAAGCCCCACGCCCACCAGTCGTTATCGAGCTTGAGCTCCTGACTCAGCAGGGTTCCACCGAGCGGCACCCGGGCGCGCTGGTGGCCGGTGCGGATCTCCTTCCACAAAATGCCGCGCACCTGCCGGTCGGTCGGGGCGGTGGTGATGACAATCGAGTGCCGATGGTTGAACAGCCACCAGAGCGCGACGTTCGCGGCGGTGAACGACTTACCGGCCGCGTGGCAGGACTTGACGGCCGTCTCGCGGTGGTCGCGGACGGACTCGATGATCTCGACCTGCTTCGGCCAGAGGGTGTTGCCGAGCACGCTCGAGACCCACCACGCCGGATCGCTCTGCGCGCGGACCATCGCGGCCCGGGCGTCACTCGTCCGCGGGCTCGCCTGTGGCAACCTCGATCAGCTCCTGCCAGGTGACGTTTCCCGAGTGCTCCAGCTTCGCCGCCGCGTATAACCCGTGCCGTTTGTTGGCCTCCACGTTCACGCTGTGAAACGTCTTGACGTCGTCGACCGCGAGGGCCCGCTGCCGGGCATAGTCGTCGCGGGCGTCGGCCATCGCGGCGAGCGTCTCGGCCTCGTCGGCGTACCGGGCGCGGACCTCGGCGCGGGCGTCGACCATGTATGCCGCAATGGTCCGCGGCTCGACGTCCCACCCGAGCACCTCGTTCCCGTGCCGGTGGATGGCGTTCCGGTCGATGCCTTTGAGCATGAGCCCCAGGACGACGAGCACCCGTGCGGCCCGCTCCGCTGAGTTGGTCTGCTGCGCTCCCGTCGTGCCGCCGGTGGGTGCGCGGATCGTCCCGCCGGCCCCGACGATGAGCGCGCGGATGACCTTCTCGCCCCGGTGGTGCTGTCTCGCGAGGGCGTGCAGGCTCGCGCCGGCCTCGTAGGCGGCCCGCATCGCGGCGGGGTCGGGCTCAGACGAACCGGGCATCCGTGTCGGCGTCCTCGTGCGGGTAGTCGGTCCTCAGTTCGCGGGCCCGCGTCTCGGCGATCAGCTCGTGGAGGAGCGCGAGGATCTCGAGGTCGTTCAGCGCGAGCCGGCTCAATGCCGTCTTGGTCTCGGCGTCCCGGCGGTGCGTGTCCTCGGTCAATGTGTCGAGGTCGGCGCGGGCCCGCGAACTGAGGACCGACTACCCACACGAGGAC